GTTTATTAACTCCTTGCAAATTATGTTTTTTTAGTAAAGATTTTTTTCTATTTGCGTGTGCCATTTTTTTTCTTTCTAGCTTTTCTTATTGCTTCTTTACCTGCTTTAGCTATTCTTGCTTGTGCAGTTTTTCCTGCAACCTTTGCTCTTTGTTCTAATACAGTTAATATTTGTATTTTTCTAGCAAAAGGTTTTTTAATTCTTTTTACTTTAGCAACAGTTGCTCTAGCATCTTTAGGGGTAGCAAATTTTATTCTTACTGTATCTTTAGGATTTTCATCAGTATAAAGTCTACGACCAGAACCTTTAGGTTTTTTACCTGTTCCTACTTTAGGGTCTTTACTTTTTCTTTTTAGTTTTTTTCTTTGCACCTTTTCTTAAATCCGTATCATGTTTTCTACTACCTCTAATAAAAGAGTTTACTCTACCCATAGCCCATGCTGCCATAGGTACATTTCTACTACCACTAGAAAGATATGCAGCTTGACCTCTTTTGTACACCTTTTTAAGTGTACCAAGAGATATGCCAGAACTTTTAGCTTTTGCTGCTAGTCCTTTACCACCACTACTTTTTTTCTTTACTGGCTTTTTCTTCTTCTTCTTTACTGCCACAACATTCTCCATTCTCACAACAGTCTAGCAAAGCTTGTTTATATCCAAGCAATTGATTTTGCTCTGCACTTAATGCAGCTATTTGTTGTGGTATTTCTTTTAAACGTCTTTCAATATCTTCTTTTGTTAATGCCATTTTATCTTCTACCTTTTCTTTTTAGACTTAGCTTTTTTAGCTTTGTTTCTTTTACTTATTGCTTTTGCTTTTTTCCTAGCATCAGCTTTACTACTTGCACCCCAAGCATTTAAAGATAATAAAAGCCTAGTCTTTTCTCTCTTACCAGTTTTTTTATTTACCTTATACTCAGGACCTTTAGCCCCACCCATCCTAGCTAAGAAAGATGCTCTTCTAGGGTTATCACCACTTTTAACTGGTGGTCTTAATGTTCCACCTGTTTGTTTTTTATAGGATGCTCTACCTTTAGCATTTAATCCACCTCTTGGATTTTTACCTGCTTTTCTTTGCCATGCTGGAGTTTTAGCCATTAATATAATATCCAATCACTTGCTATATCATTCCAATCTTTATATCTAGTTCTATTGGTATCTTTTTTTACAATTTCAAACTCTTCATGATTATAACACCAAAGCATTGTACTATCTTCATTAAAGTGTAGTATTCTGTTGTAAAAATGTTTTTTTCCATTCTGATCTTGTATATCCATATTATTTACTCCATTACAACTTAAAGAAAGTAATATAGGTATAGTTAATCTCTTAAGCATTTTCAAGAGCAGTAACCTTAACACTTAATTCTTGAATAGCTTTAATCATTGGAGCAATAAACTCTGAATATCTTAATCCTAGATTACCACTACCTCCATTAGCAGATGGGTCTATATATCCAGCAAAGTCTTGTGTTGCTACAGAAAGTTCATCTAATGTTTCTTTAACATCTTGTGCAATTAAACCATAATGTTTTCTAGTATGAACAATTTCAGCATGTTTTACATCACCAGCTTTTTTATTATCATTACCTGTTGGTTCGCCATCCTCATATTTTTGCTCAGGAGTATTTTTCCATTTAAAACTCTTAGGTTTTAATTTATTAATAAAAGATAATCCTAAAGATGAATCAGCAATATTTTCTTTTAAGTCTTCATCAGAAGTTTGTATTGTACTATTAGTAGCATAAATATCATTCCACCTATAACTACCTGTTCCTAAATTTTTAGCATCATCCGTATTTGGATACCATTGAGAACCATCCCAAATAACATTTTCACTTTGAGCATGTATATAATTACTAGATGTAGCTATACTAAAAAGACTTAAATTAGTTCCGTATATATATTGATGATTACTAGTATCATAAAAATATAATCTTCCTGAACCAGCACTTGAACCAATCCTTGGTATTAATATATGATTGTCTGAATACAAACATAATACTTCAGTATGTGAGTTATTTCCATCAGTTGTAAAAAACTTTAAATCTGTTCCATTTTCACTTGCACTCCATCCAGCAGCGCAAATAGCTTGTATTGATGCACCTACAATAAGATTATTTGAAGAATCTTCTGCTCCTAAGAATTCAATTATTCCTAATCTGTGAGTGTCTGCCATAGCAGCCCCATCATCTGTTATAAGCTGTAAACCAGCTCCTGCACTTGTACTACTAGCTGTTGATGTTTGTATTTTAAACCCAGGATTTGCTAATGCACCAATAATACCTGCACTTGTTGTTGCAAGTTGTAATGCAAAAGTAGTATCATTATCACCATCTTTTACATTAACTAAAGTAGCACCATTACCTCCTCCATCTCTATCTACATGCAATAGTTGTTCATAACTATCTGCTATTGTTTGTCCTGTTAAAGCTCCCATATCTAAATCTCCTTATACTGATTGTTCCCAATTATTTTTTTGATTATCCCATAAGTCCACATGTGTTTCCCAAAAACTTTTAAGTGAAGCTATGGATTCTTCTAAAATTGTTTTAAGTGTGTTTGTTATTCCTAATCTAGGCATTTTATGGTGCAAAGTAAATAACTACTTTGTCTCCTGCTGTTTGTAATGTTAGGTTTAACCATCTACCATATATAGTTACACCTTTAGGAAAGGTATCACTATTTGCAACAGTTGCACCATTTGTACCAGGTGCTGCTGCAGTTGTTCCATAATGGAAACTTGTTGATTCAGGTGTAAGAGTACCAAACTCTACATCTGTTAACATTGTTATAGCAACAATAACTGAGCCTGTTGGTGGGGTATATGCATCTGTAGTATCTGTGTATGCTGCTCCAGTTTGACCTAAAGCAATATTTTGTGCTTCAACTACTGTGTAATTTTGAGCTGAACTTTTTCCAATAGCCATTTTCTTTCTCCTTGTTTATCGTATGCCTTTCCGTGCAAGAAATTTCACATGGGCATATCGTATTAACTTGCTTCTGTATATTCAGATGTTTCTGTCATAGTAGTTGTTGATACAACAACCTCTGTCATTGATGTTGTAGATATTACTACTTCTGTCATTCTTCATCTCTATCTCTTGTGCTATGTACTGTTGGTTCAAAACCTTGTAGTTTAATTACTGTCTTTTGAACTCTTCCAGTATTAGCATATCTTTTTCCTTCTATAACGCCTAAATTATATTGACGTTCCCAATATTGTGCAACTTGTAAAGTATCAGGATTTAATTCATATCCTTTTTGAATAGCTTTAGCAACAATTGCATGTCTAAATTCTTCTGGAATATCTGGTTCTTCAGTATATCCTGTTGTTGTGTTTGTGGTTCCTGTGTCAGCAGAAACAAATTTATTAGGTCTTTTAACTGCAAATATAGTTACAGTTTTAACTTCACTTGGTGAATTGTAAGTTGTTGATGTATCGCCAACAGATCGTTTAACAATTGCTATTGCATCTCTTTCTACATAATATGCAAAATTACGTTGACTACTTGGCATTTTTATGTTTCATCATTACAGAAAACTTAGCTGCTTTAGATGCTCCTTTATGTGGTTTATAACCACCTGCTGGGTTTTTCATTAACTTATATGTAGTCTTTCCTGTTTTCATCCAATGATACCCTTTTGGGGCTGGTACTGATTTCATCATGTTATATCTCTCTTTTCTGGTCTAGTTCCTAATCTTGGAATATCATATCCATCATAATCTACTGAAATTATTTCTATTATGTCATCAGACAAACCATAATATCTTTGGTCTGCTACTGTACTAAATGTAAAAGCACCTTCTTTAATTCTTGTTTTTCTAGAAAACTCATCCATAGCTTGGTTTAAAAATAATCTTATTTGTGTTTCACTAAGTGTAGGATGATGTTGTCTTACCATCTCTATCATTTGTTTTTGTGTCATTGCCATTAGTATTGAATAGTCTCCAACCCTCTTTGAACTGCTTGTACTTCTTGTTCTTGTGGTTGACTAGCTTGAAACCTTTGTT